CACGGACAACGTAATGTTGTCGCCATGCGAAGACCAAAGTGATTTCTCAATGTTCATATGCTTAATTTTATAACGTTATTGTATATAAGGCAAATAATGGTTGAGTAGGGTCAGTTGACTTGTCTTCCGTCGCCCTGAGCATTTCTGCCCTCCCCAGAAATATCTGGTGAATTTGCAGACCTTTCAGAATCTCTAGTTCTGGTTTGTCCTGCCTGGGCTCTTTGCTCTGCTGCAGCCTGTGGCTTTAATTCTACGACTTTATCTCCACCATCAATTGGAACCATGCCCATTCTAATTCTAACTTCATTAGGGGTAATTACCTGCATTCTTAAATATCGCTCATCGATCTTGGATTGAGTATCCTCATCGGTCAAAGTAAGCTCATTAAATTTAAGCAATAGGGCGTCAGTCATTTCTTCAATAATTTTATTTAATTTCTTTTCCAAATTCATTTGAGCTGGACGACAGACTTGCTCTCTAAATGTCTTATCGGCATCTCTCGCTACCGCTAAATTAACTCCTTCTGGAGTTCCAATTTTATTAATTGGGACACGGTGAGATAATAGAATTTCATCTCTATTAGATTTACGATACACGTTAAATGAGGATTCCTGAGTTCCTGCCTCAATTGGCTCCATCTTAAATTCAACCTTTGAGTCTGGTGAATCTGGTGGAAGTGGAATATATAGGGATCTGTGATTCTTTCCTCTTAGTCCAACCTGGAAAAATTCAAGGAGCTTACGCTCTGACTCTGTGGATAACTTGGCTCCCTTTACTGTGATAATATATCTTGGGACCGCCTTATTTTCAAAGTAGTCAAGGTTATACTTGCCAGCAAATTCATTTCCAGCCATAGCATTTGAAGATGCTACGATATCTGGAATACCATAATAGTTATTTGTTGGAGTGTACTTCTTTAGGTGAATAATTTCATTAGGTCTATCTAGCCCGCCTGAAATTGGATTCTCTGTTTGCTGATCTCCAAAGTTACGGAAGTATACAGCCTTACCATAAAGCAGCTGAATAAATCCATCACGCAAGCGACGAACACGCATCGTCTTTGCTGGGATATGTCCAAGATAACCAATCTTTCCAGCAGATGTTCTACCAATTTCAAGGTAGCCATTTCCTGTAGACTCAACATCTGTATAAACCTTGATAAGAGTTTCTGTAAATGTTTCTTCTTCGTTGCACTGTTCTAGCCACTCATAAAGGTCTTGACGCAATCTATTAAGTTTACGTCGTGCACGGTCTAGCGCCTTATCATCTGTAATATTATCAAAAGCTTCGTTTGTTTTTCTTGTCTCAATAAAATCATGACCTAGGCCAACGATATTAGAAACCTTAGCATTAATTGCTGAATAGTTGTATGGAGAAATTTCATAGATACGTGAAAGATAATCTAAGTTATAAGGTGGCTCAATAAGATCGAACATTGCATAACCAGTAATTGCTTGTGCAAGTAGGTTCTGTTGTGTTTCTGTTCCTTCGATTCCCTGGAATCTCTTTTGAAGATCACGATTCATTTTACGACGGAATGTTGCACCAAGTCCTGAAACTTTAGCTAGGTCTTCTCCCTCAATCTTAAATGGATCATTGCTTGTTGATTGTGTTGGAGTATTAAACTTCATCCAATCCGCCATGTTGGAAATTGAAATATCTGCTGAGTCGTCGTCTTCCATGAATTGCATTGCTATCCCCTTAAATTACCATACTTTTTAACTTCATCTTTATAGTTACCAATATCTAAAGGATCTGGAACTAAGCCCCACTTAAGTCTTGATTGCTGTTCTTCAAATTCTTCATCTGTAACTTTTCGACGGGCACTAAGAAACTTAGGCTGTCCCTCATAGATACCAAATCCTCTAACCTCTTTAGCAAGGGCTTCGATTCTTGATTTATTATTCTTTTTAGAAGTAATAGATAAGAAGTTTCCCTCATCATCGCCAATCCATCTTCCGTCTGGCATTTCCCAGACATAGATTCCAAGGGTAGACTCTTCGTCTAAAACCTGACTATTTATTTTATTGATATCCATAGTATTTTATTTTACCACTCTTTATGGTTTAAGTCCAGCTTTTTGTCAGGGGTTGTGACAAAATTAAACGCTTTGAAGCACAATCCAGTCATTATTATATGCGATAACGTCAGATTCTGTCAATGTAACTGACGGTTCGCTGACTGTAGATACTGCTCTGCCTGTATATAGCTCATAATGAGTTTCTATAATTCCAGAAGTTAATTCTTTTTCGTAAGTAGTTATATTCTTATAAAGGTTACTTGGTCCGCCTGCCGTCTCATAATTAAACTGTAGGCTTCCAGTTATAGGGGCAGTAAATACCAAAACTACGTGGTGTGGCTGTTCTGCTACTAAATATGAGCTAATGTTTGTTTGATTAGTTACATCTACATTGTTGACATATATATTAGCGATATTGGCCTTAGAGACCGCTCCAGAGCCGTTCCAGGCTAGTCTGGTAGCAGAAGGGTCGGAAGCGTAGAAGAGGGTGTTAGCGCCCAACGTAAGGGGTGTAAAGAACATCTCTACAGACTTGATAGAAGACAATGTGTCAATATCAAATCCTGCTGCATTTTTAGCCCTAATTCCATTTAAATAATTGCGGGACAAGATAGGATAATTTAATGATCCTAAATAATACTCAGTACTAGAAGATAATTTATCTCCATAATTATCGGCATATAAATCCTTGCTCAAATAAAAGGCTACGCAGAAAAATGATAGGGTTGGTAAATATTTGCTAGCATCTGAAGTAGACATGGTTATTTTAATATATAGTTTTCCAGATGTGCTAAATGAGTCTTTTGTATATTGAGGAACTGGTTGTCCATTTACGCAAGATACCCATGTTGTCCCATCAATACTAGATTCAACGATTATGCCTAAATCATTTCTCCATTCCACCTTTGAAGTATTTAAGGTTAATCCAGAAGGAACAATAATAAGATCTTCAATTACTAAAGTCTTTGCTTCTGCCGTTTCTGTCTCAAAAAATCCTATGCTGTTTTCAACAAGGTCAAAATAGGTGTCGTCAGTTAGCCAATATGTCCATGGCTTATTTACTGGATATGAATAATCAAAGTATGGTCTTGTATTTGCATCTGTCCCACTATATAAAACTCCCTCATCTGGATATGCAACTTGAATTGCAGGAGATGTTGTATTTCCGTTTACATAATGACGAACAATTGTTTTATCAGATAATGAATATCTATAAACTGCTGGCGCATCTACAATAAAAGAATCTCCAGCATCTGAGGTTGGGCCTATCTGTAACCCTATTGTGGTATTTGTAAATTTAAAATTTGATAAAGCCTTTGATTCTACTGATACCCCGTCTATATATAATTCAATAGATTGAGAAGTATACTTGCCTACTAAATGTAGAGTTTTTTTAGAATAATTCAAAGGGGCTATTACGAACTCTGTTGCAGAAACCCTGAAAACAATATGTCCTTTATCCCAGAACAACCCAATACCATTTGATGTATCTCCGAATAGTCTAGTTACTGATGTTGATGCTATTGATGGGCTGACCCAGCATTCCATAGTAAAGTCATTGTCTGAAGTATATGAAGTTCCAAATGCAGCCTGAACAGTTGCTCCGTAATAATCTTTTGTAATGGGTAATGTTATATAGGCTGTACTAGTTATTTTTGTTCCAGATCCGCCACCTGATACTAATGGTAACATATTCGATGCAGGTGATCCTGAGTACGTAGCATTATTTCCACATCCTGAAATATCAGCAGCTGTAGTTCCAGAGGTTTCATCTAGTGGCCAAAAGCCAATAGGATAATCTTTAATTACTTTTAATTGATACGACATATCTTTATTATACCCTACCCCATTTAATTTTATTCCATCCACGCTCATGGAAATAGTAAAGAATCGTTTTAGTTAAAACCTCAAAACTTGCAATAGCACCAGCAGTAACTGGCTCTCTTGTTATAATCCAAGAAATAGCAAATGTGTCTGCCGTCCCAATTATGCGCCATACAATAGCCTTTAAGGCAGATCTTTTTTTAGTTACATTCATGAAGGCCACTCCATATTATTTGGTTTAGCCAGAAGGCTCCAGATTTTAGATGCCCATTTCTTTACGTTTTTGCGTAGCCGATATAGCATGAATCTCTGCCCCCAAATCTACTTGCTCAATCTTGTACCCAACATCTCGCCCATAAACAATGTTAGTAATATTAGGTAGTCTTAATACCATTGCACCATCCATAAATTCATCTTTAGCAATATAGCCCTTAACCTCATCAAAGGTTAGTGGATCCTTCTCGCTTGTATTATATGTATTACGAACTCCAAGAAGGACTTGATCAGTTCTTCTTCCCGCCTCTTTATATAATGCATGGTGTCCTTCATGCCATGGCTGATATCTTCCAAGCATCAGCGTAGTTGGGGCAGACCAATCATGAAGATTAAACTTCTTAATTAAATAATCTACTTCTTCCTTAATTGTATAGTCTGCAGGAATTCTAGCATCAAATTTTTCTGGCTCTTCCCACATCTTATTAGTATCTTCAAACCTGCCCTGCTTAATTCTATCTACCCAAACTAATACATCTGGCTTACCAAATGCTGCACGAGTTAGCTCTGTCGGGCAAATAAAATCTACGATTACAATCTGTCCTTGTCCGCTTAGCATTCGTGCAATTTCTCCTAAACGACGAGCATGCTCAATTCTATCCTCAATAGTAAATCCTAGATCAGAATTAATTGTTGCACGAACATAATCTGCGTTTAAATGAATTGCATTGATTCGTTCTTTAAGGGAGGTGGCCAATGTTGTCTTCCCGCTTCCAGGTAGACCTATAATTTGTATAATCATGTTAGCCTATAATTTCGTTATAAATTGCTGTAGCCTCTGTTATGACTTCAGCTAATAATGGATTGCTTAAATTAATATCTGCATTTGAAGTAGTTTCATTTGGAAGGTTTAATGACATTCCATCCTCATTCATTCTATCAATAACTTCTTGATCTGTAAACTCTGATGGCAATACTTTTATTACTTTAGCTACTTTATTTACTACAGATTGTGTGTCTGATATTAATGTTGAAAAGTCTATAATACAAATATTATTTTTATTTTCTTTAAGCGTTTTCATCCACTCAAGATTATCTGATGCTAATGTAAATATTTTTTGATCATCATCTAGATCATAATTAAAATAAGCAACAGCAGATTTAATTGAATCCTCTGGGTTTCTTACTGGAACTACAACTACATCAAAATTTGATGGGCCTTCTTTTATGCTATCTAAATCATGTATTGCTTTATATCCAGTTCTTTGCTCACATGTTTTAAATCCAAAGGCTAGCAAATACGATAAAAATACGTTTCCAGATCTTGGAAATCCATCAACTAAAATACTTTTTTGATTTAAAATATTTGGCTCTCTATCATGTGCAAGTTTTAGCCAATTGCTTTTGCCTTGAAGATTTGTAAATATATCTTCTTCTGGCAAATAGAATGCGCCAATTCCAGCAAACGAACCTCTAAATTTTCTATTATAAGAAGTTTGAATCCAATTTCCTTCAAGTCCAATTGATGCAATAAAATCTTTTCCAACTTGCTCAGATTCAATTCCATCAAGTAATAGTTTATCATTGTCTACTACAATGACATTTGTTACCATATTGTTTTCATCTACCTGTGCAAAATGTGCCATTATATTACCGTCCTAACTACTATTATTCCTGAACCACCAGTTCCAAAATATCCTCCACCGATTCCAGCGCCTCCGCCACCTCCTGAATTAGGTGTTCCTGGGAGTAAAGAATATAAAAAATTACCCATTAATCCACTTCCGCCTCCGCCTGCGCCGCCTTGTCCATATAAACTATATACCGCTGAGTTATTCATAGAACCTTGACCTCCACCACCACCACCAGAATAATAAACAGGAGATCCAGTCCTTATTGAATTGGTAACTCCAATTCCACCATTTCCTGGATATCCTTTACCATTGCTAACTAAAGTTCCACCATTAGATTGAGCAGCCGTTCCTGCGGCTCCCATTCCTCCTCCACCGCCACCTGCACCACTTTGGTTTCCCCATTGCTGACCAGCGCCTCCTGCATAACCTAATACTCCTGCGCCACCAGATGCATTTCCGCCACCATAACTCATTCCAGAGCCTCCGCCACCTCCGCCATTTGTTGCGGGTGCTGATCTACCAGCAATTCCTCCATTATCTACTCCTCCATAAACACCTCCACCGCCTCCGCCTGCGGCAACAATAGGTGTTGGGAATGCAAGGGTCGAAGTTCCTCCATTAAATCCTTGCGTTGCAGTGCTTCCACTAGTTATATGTGTTCCTCCAGCGCCAACTGTTACTGAATATGTTCCTGCTGGAACACTGACTGAGCCAGTTCTTAATCCACCACCGCCGCCTCCGCCACCTGATCCGCCATCAACGCCATTCCAAGAGGCGGTTCCAGTTCCACCACCACAAGCGCCTCCGCCCCCTACTACTAAATAATTAATTGTAGATGTTGAACTAACTATTAAAGACCCACTTCCAGTAAAAGTATTAACAACATAATTTGTTCCTCCAGAACTATATGTTGTTATTGTTCCTCCAGTAATTGGAAAATATGTTGCAGTATTTGTTGAAGCAGTTTCTACTCCTAATCCAGTAACACCATTTGCGTCTTTTGCAACAAGGAGAATATAACCAGTTTGTCCAGTAGCAGTAATTGTAGGATTTGTTAAAGAAGTCTTTGGAGATGTTGTTGAACTAAATGCTGTAGAAGAGCCATTACGCCAATACGCAACTATATCGGTAGAGCCTAATGGAGCTGTAAATTCTACTGTTTCATCAACTCCGACAACTGGAAAACTTGAAGACACTGAAGTTGGAGCCGATAACATTGTATATGAGCCAAGCCTAATATTAATATTTGCTGGGTATGTCATGCCTGCAGGGATAACAATTTTTGTCGAAGTTACGGGGACTGAAATATATCCCTTACCTCCACGAATTGTTCCTGTAAATCTATATCCACTTTCTGTTTGAATTCCTAATGTAAATGATGATTGTGAATTATCAGTTGTAATTTCATATAGTCCCGCCGCCAAAGGAGTTGATAAAGTATATGTTCCTGCCGCAGTTGCTGGAAATGTTTGTGAAGCTGCATCTCCAAAAAGAAGCGAGTAATTAATTGGCATTATCCTAATCTCCATCCATATGTTGAGCCAGTATAAATTAAACTGGCTCCTACACCATTTACGTCTAATATTGCATTTTGAACGCTACCGTTAATTTTACCACTATTTGAGTTAATTGTAATGTTATATGTTGCTGCCGTCCCAGATGCATCAAATACCTGAATTTCATCGCCTAATGTAGGGGAGGCTGGAAGGGTCAAAGTTCTTGCAGCCGTAGTGTCTACAAAATATTTATTATTAGCAGCTAAAGTTACATTTGAAGATACAGCAGTTGATGCTGGTCCT